ACTCATAATTTTTTAACTAAAAGAAATTCCAAATCCAAAATCATCTCCAAATTCAATTAAATCGTTATCGGCATTAGTAATAAGTTTTACTTCTGTTCCGGAAACATGAATTGAAATTGGAGTTCCATAAGATCCTCTATTTACTGTTAAAATATTTCCAGATTTTTTAGTAACTTGTAGAGTTTCGTTATCAATTGTAATATAACTATTTAATGGTATTTGGGAAGAATTTAAAACAGTAACTGTATTATTATCCAATTCGATATCTTGTGAAATTGTTGTAATTATATTATTTGTATAGCTCTTTGTGGCAATTGGTTCCGCACTATAAGTAAGATCTCTTGTCGTAGACCTAGTGTCTCCAGATACAAATCCAAGAGAAACCTTTTTGATGATATCGTCTGAAGCAGAGGAAATAGGTCCAAATAGATAGTTCTTTGCAGTAAATCTTAGTGTATAAATTAATGCTCTCCTATTTGTGTAATCACCCTCATAATCATCAGACATTGAAATACTATTCAATGTAACTGGAACATCTCTTTTTTCGCCTATTAAGTTTAATAAATTAATACTTATAGTATATGAAGGTCCAAAATAAGGCATTATTTGTTCTATGATTTGAAGCATATCATCATCTAATTTTGTCATTATGCTTAACTCAAATTCCATATTATAAGGAACGGGCATATATGCTTTTCTAATATCTGTCCCATCAGTTGTTGATGGACTTAGAAATGTTTGAGTTGAAGTAACCTTTCTAGTTGGATCATAACTTAACCCAACCAATTCAAAAGACATTCTAGGTAATGTTATTTGAACCGGTTTATTTAAATTTGGTTGCTGTTCAACACGAGCCAAAAACTTTTGAATTGGTCCATATGCAATGGGAACCTTAATTAATGATATTACTTCTCCGGTATCTTTCTTGTGCTTTACCGTAATATTATTAAAAAGAGTTCCAAAACCAATAATAGTTTTCCTCAGGATCTCGTGATAAAAATATTCAAACATTGTTCTATACGATACATAGTACTATTTAACCTTTCATGGAATTCCGAAAGGATTTTCTTCACTAAAGTCTAAAATATTATCTCCTTCAATTTCTATTTGCCTATTGTCCGCAAAACGATCTTTTGTATCTTTACCGTCGTATGCATCATCTAAATTTTCAGTTGAACCAAGATTATCTGTAAATTCTTTTCTTAATGCATACTGTGCTGCAGATGTTTGTCCAGTTAATGTCTCTCCTGGAGTAAACGTTCCATTTATATTCGATACTTCCAATACTTTAGTGATAACATTCCAACTCTTGACTCTTGCAGTTACACTACTTGCACTTCCAATAACAACTTCATTATAGATATAAGTACCAAATCCAACATAAATGTTTGGTGCTGATAATGTAATTGTCGGCGGTACAGTATACCCAAGACCAGAATTTACAATTCTAATTGCTGTTACTTGACCAGCATCGTTTATAATAGCATTTGCGGATGCAGATACTGAGGATAGTCCACTAAAGGAAACTGTTGGGGAAGTCACATATCCACTTCCACCATTAGTTACTGTTATTACTCCAACTACCCCATTGCCAATAGATGCTATTCCAACTGCTCCAGATCCACCTCCACCGCTGAAAGAAACTCTAGGTGCTACTGTGTATCCAGCGCCAGGGTTTGTAAGATTAACTCCCTGAACACGAAATCTAGTTTCATCTGGATTACAAATATCAACGATTCCACTTATCATTGATGCAATTCCAATTGCAGTAACACCCCCAAATGGAGCAGAAGAAAATGCAACAGTAGGTGCTGATGTGTAATTGTTACCTCTATTTGTTATTGTTACAGATCTAACACCACCATTTACAATTCTTGTGATTGCAGATGCAGTAGATCCAATACCAACTAACTGGAGAGTCTGGATAATTGCATCTTGAGCAGTGTTATCATCAATTTCTCCAATTCCAGTATCAATAACCTCATCTTCATATCTAAAGAGTTCACATCTTAATTCATAAGTGTATAATCCTTGCAATTGATAAAATGGTTTTTCATGCTCAACATATTTTATTTCAAATAAGCGGTCACCTAAAGGAAAATAAATCAAATCTCCTTCTTTTGGTCTTTTTGAAAGTTTTACATTTGGGTAATCTTTTATTAATGGTTGAATATAATTTTCCCACCTCTCCCTTGATATAATTATTGTTAAATCATCTAGTTCCTGAATACCAAATTTTGATAATATTGTCCCTTGTCCACCATATCCCTCATAGGTATCGACATATGCTTCTATGGGATAAGCATTATTGAATTGAGATTCAATAACTTCTTTTATGATTGTTTTTTCTGTGATGTATTGTCTAGGGAGATAATGTACTTCGACACCGTACATTCTCAGTTGTTCATTTATAAGGTCTTGTATGAGACCCTGTTCTCCTTTAGAACCTTGTAGAAAGAATGGATTGAGCATGATTTTACCTATCCAATCATATCTAGTGGAGGAAGTTCATAAGTACTGGACATTCTTTCCATCATCATATCAATTTCTCTTTGTCCATCGTCATACATTTGTCTACCATTGAGTTCCACACCACCAGGAAGTTTAACTCCAGTAAATTTCATCATATTTTGACCCCATTGACGTTTAATCATAGCAGTCAAATATGGTTTAATAAATGAATCATTCCATACTCTAGAATAATCACTTGGGTCAAGAGTAGAGTAGCAATCAATAATAATATATTGACCAGGAGAAACAGCACCCCAGTCAATGTCTAGATATAATCTATCTTGTCTCTTATTAAATCTTATTTGCTTTTGTGTATTCAACAAGAAGTCCAAATCTTCCAAGTATGTTTTAACCATTGCATAACTTAGTAGTTCAGTTGTTCCCCAGTAATAAACATCATTTAGAAACAATTGGTACTTCACACTAAACATATTATTAGTAATAGTATTTGTACCATCAAAAGTAAAGATCTTATTGATTCCTATAATGTTCGGCGGAACCTGAAGATAGTTACTATTTTCAGTGTAAGTAAATGTGGTTGCAGTACCTACAATATTTGTAGTTACTGATGTAGATGCCAGTCCAATATTGCTTCTACCTAATCCCGCTCTTCCCCTATCAATATCACCTTGGGTAATTTGATATTTGTAAAATGTTGGATATACTCCATCAAAATGTCTTTCTTGAAAGAACTGAATTGTATCATCCACAAGATCTTCAATCTGTTCATCTGCAACATTAATTTCTAAAACTGGTGCGCCCAGTTTTCTCTTGCAGTAATCAATTAATTCTTGTCTGGTGGATGGTTGAGCCATTAGAAATTAAGATTCGAGATTGCTTCTTGTTGACTAAAGTATAACTTTATATAACTCTTGGATAAATTTCTAAGAGTTTCAATATCATCTATACTATCTATATCTCTAGCAAGTTTTTCATATTCAAATAATTTATTCAAACTTTCTAGAGTAATTTTGTCAGGATCCATTAACCAAACTCCTCAGTAGATTTTTAATTTCATCAATATCACCTTTAAGAGAATTTAAATCACTTTCAATATTATTAATTCGTTTAGATTCATCCTCCTTTATTCTCTTAGATTCCATATAATTTTGATAAGCATTCATATCTGTATTTAATATTGCGTTGGAGGATTTATCTCTGAAGAGACTTGGATGTCCTTTTACTTGTATTTTTTCCATAATTACGCCAGAGCAATAATTCTCAAATCCCTAAATCTTGGAGGATATGTTTGTGAAGTTGAAGAACCTATAAGTTTTATACTGAAGTATTTAAATGATTCAAGATTATTAATTGTAAATTCATAATCAGTAAATGTAAGTTCTTCACTTAAGAATCCAAGTTGGGAAGTTACTGCAAGTGGAAGATCTGGTCTTCCGTCATTATTTGAAATATTAATAGTTCTTCCATCACCACTGATGTTTCCATTTCCTGGGAATGGGTAATAAATTGGTGTTTCGTTGGCATCTTTCATGATAGCAAACATTGCTCTTACATCATTGAAAATATTCAAGTGTGCCGAGAGAATAATTTTAATTGATGTTGCAGGAACTTCAAGTTCAATTGGTTTAGAAGCATATACAAATGCATTAGGATCAGTTTCTAGGAGAGATACTCTTTCATCTCCAACATAGTCTATTACTGGTTCATTGACTCTGTTTGAAACTAAAATCATACCAACTCTATCAAGATCAACCACTGGAGATAGATATTGATTTACTGTTGATAGATTTAAAGTCATTTCTAATGACTTGTTTCCTGCAATTATATTATCTAAGAAAAGTCTTTCATTTACTCTAGATGCTATAATTCTTGGATTTTCGAAGAAATTATCTTGATTCAACTTGATAGCCCGAGTACCTCTATCTAAGAATGATTCTTCAGAACCATCTATACTTGTCCCACTAATCGTCCTCATTGAGGCAGTAATGGTTGTCTGAGGTGGAGTGAAAGTTTGGACGATTGGTTGAGCGATATCATATGGAATATTTTGAGTTGCCTCTATAATTGGACCACCAGTAGACTTTGTTGAATTCAAATAAAGTTTGGGGAAACTTACCCCCGTACTTCTATCGGTTCCATTGGCAGACGGATCGATCTTGATGTAATAAGAATCTAAAGTATTTTCTTTAGTACTATCAGTTACATCCTGAAGTGCGTGAGTAGTATTAATCCTTCTTAGAGAAACTCCAGCAAGTTCATACTTATAAACAAAAGAGTTTGCTGGATGTCTAATTCGTAATGTCGAATCAACACCTCTAGTGATACCAGTGAAAACATTTCCATTCAAACCAGTATAAGAAATAATCTCAGAATTGACTACGAGGTAACCTGGATTTGTAGAAGAAATACCTACATTTTCAAAAGTGTTAAATGCAGTAGTAAGTCCAGTGACTGCAAGGTTACCGGTAAAGTCTCTTTCAACATCATTAGTGAGTTTGATTGAATCAATATCAGAAATTGCCTTAGAAATACTAACAACGTTTGTTAGGGCGTGCATTCCATGATTTCTATGCTTTACGTTAATATACAATCCATCTCTTTCTGTTACAATATCATTTGCGAATACGCTGCCTCCGTTTAGATCTGTATAACCAATTCCAGGAACCACACTAAAGTATTGAATAGATTTTGCAACTCCAACTTCAAATTGACCCTGTACGTTATCAACAACTAGTTCATTAAATCCAGAAAGTTGCTGTACCGAAAGTCTCAGATTTCTACCAATTGACGTAATACCAATTGCATCGGCAGTTAATATTTCTCCAATTTGATATCCAGTTCCACCAGAGGAAATGCCTGCAGATGTAATAGATCCATTGGTTACCGTAATATTTGCTGTTGCTCCCCTACCAAATCCACTAACTGATGTAAGTGAGACATTAGAATACGACTGAACGCCCGTAGAAGGAGTATATCCAATACCAGAGTTTGGAATACTTAAAGTACCTGTGGCAATACCAGTCACATAAGCAAAATTACCAATTGCATTCGTATCTCTCTGTCTAATTAAACTTCCTTCAGTTAGGTCTGAAATTGTGGATGAAGATAAGGTAGTACCTAAACCAACTCTAACTCTTCTGGATTCAATATCCAATGCATTGTTGCGTAGAATTGCAATTTGATCATTGCTTCTATTCAATTCCGGATTGAAGAAACTTACAGTTCCTGTAGATTCAAAAACAGCAGCATAAAGATTGAACTTAAGATCTTCATATTGGGAAGGAGTCCAAGTAGAAGCATTCTGCGATTTGAAGAGAGAACCAAGCGTAGGTTGAGTTGTAACTAATCTTTGCTGAGATTCGGGTAGCAAAGCTGTTGTAATATCAACTTCACCTAGTCTTGAGACAAATACACTATAGTCACTAGAATCAGAAAGAAGAACTAATGCATGTTCTTTGTTACCTTCAAGGTACACTGGTGCTTGGAACTTAACTCTTGTTGCTAGTCTTCCATCTTGAGAAATATTAATATCTTTTGGTAATATTTCTACTTTACTGAATGGATAGATTTTTTGTGTAGGTATTCCCAGTTCAACTGACCTCAATTCAACATAAACAGGAAGTTCAGGTGCCTTAGAATAGAAGAAAACGTCTATAGAAGTAGCATATCTTCCAATTTGATCCTCATCGGATCCAATTTTAAACGTTTGTGCGAGTGGGTCTGTTCCAGTATAACCTGATCTGACTCTTGCCAAGTTAGGTCCAGATGATAATCTGGATTCTCTGGCAACTTGTTGAGAAGAATTAAGTAAGTTTGCAGTAGTTGGATTAATTGGACTTGGTGCTGGAGCAGAAACCAATGCTCTTCGTTGTGGTTGTTGTGTCGGTACTGCTACAGGTTGTACTGCAGGAGTTGGTGCCGACGGTACTCTAGGTGGAAGTGATGAAGGTCCGTTTCCTGTCGCAAGTATACCAGGAGTTGTTGCAACTACTGTTGGGACCGTTGTACCGGGTCTTACTGGCCTTCCAGAAATTGGTGTTGGGGAAGTTGGAGGAACAACTGCCGGTGGTTGTGATGCAGGAGAACGTCCGGGTAATGATGGACTAACTCGTGTTGGTCTACCGAGAGGTGTGCCTGCAAAAATTGCGCTTTCGCCAGTCCTAGGTTGTTCTCCTGGAGCAAAACCAACTGGGTTTGTAAATATATCTGGTCTGCTCACCTGGGGCGCGCCAATCGGTTGCCTATCACGAAGTGCTTGATTCCTCAGGGCTTGATTCAAAGCATCTAATGCTAGTTGCCTAACTTCTTCCGTTTGAGGAAGTACGATAAAATTTTCTCTATTTACTTGTCTTCCTGCCTGGGATGCAATAGCTCTGAACTTACTATTAATGATTTCTTCCGGTGCTTCACCGGGAGAACCTAATGATATAGTCCTAGCTCTAGCACCTGGGGGAAGTATAGATTGAAATCCTCTTGGTTCAGGTCCAAGTATATTAGTTACTACTTGTATTTCATTTGCTTGAAATACTCCATCTCCATTGGAATCAAAAAAAGTAATAAATGTTGGGAGTGTGAGACCTTCACCCAGGCCGGAGAAGTCTGGCGAATTAGTACCTCCAATAAATAAACGAAACGCTTGTGGTTCCGCTGCTGGTGGTGGTGGGGGTGGTGGCGGCGTTGGTGTCGAAGGATCTGGATTTATAACTGGTCCTGGTCCTGGATCTGTCACCACCGGTGGTGGCGGTGGTGGTGGTTGTGGAGCGGGAGGTGTTGGTGTAGGAGATGGTACGAATACTGGAGTGCCGGGAACAGTTGTTACTGTTGTATTTGTAATTGGTACGGTTTCATTTATAATAGCGGTCTGAGTTTCAACAGTACGGATTGATAAGACTGTTTCTTGCCCTTGAGTAATTAATCCATCAGCAAAGAAATTTGCATTTGCATAGGTATACAAGGTACCTGCGATTGTTCCGTTTGTAGGATTATCAGTTAATCTGAAAGTTTTATTTCCAGTAGTAAATCTTGGATTTCCTGCTCCATTTGGATTTGGAATAAAGAAAGAACCAATAACTGTACCAACATTATCTGATACAAGTCTCCTTTCTCTAACTCGTGCTGTGGCTCCGCTATCCCTACCAACCAAGGTCATTCCAATAAAAACATTACCCCCATAAGTTCCAAGAGATAAATCGGAAAGACTTGTTGTATCTACGTTAAGAGTAGTTGATGTTGGAGAATATGGTTGAAGTTGGTCTGTTATATTATATGGACTTGATGAGTATACGTCTGTTGGGTTATTATAAGGTCCATACTTATGATTATAGACAGCAAGACGAAATTGAATTGATCTTATAGTTAATGTAGAAAGTAGGTCTACAACTTCGTCTTGAATGAGAACTCCAGAAATAGTTTCTCCGGTAACAAAAGTTCCTGAAATCATTTCAATTTCAAGAATTTTTGGTACTACGTAATCATAAAAATTTTGTTTGTCGAAAAATGGATATACTAGGGTATTTGGTTTTAATTTTTTAGCAATAAACTCAACGTTTCTAGATCTCATGTATGGTAATACATCTAGACCTACAAGTCTATTTTGACCTAAACTCCTAGTAGTAGAAGTAGTATTAATTCTTGTTGCAGTTCCAGTTCTTGTTGTTGTACCCGTAGTAGTTGTCGTAACAGTTGTCGGTGTTCCTGGTACAAAGAATCCACCGCCAGATGGTGGAATTGGTGTGAAACCTGGTTCTGGTGTTGGTTGTGGCGGAAATGTTTCTGGTGGAAGGATAGTTTTATTGTGAGATAATAATCCTTCAGAAATATAAGTGTGGGCGTCTTCAATCTGAATAACGACTACTTCACCATAAGTTCCTTCTCTTACTTCCAGTAACTCATGTGATTGATCTAAACCAATTACAAAGTCACCAATTTCCATTTGGTTGACTTCAGTCCAACCTTTACCTTCTACATAGAACTTGTGGGAAGTAGAACAAACAAACTCAGTATGGTCGAAAGTGAGAACTAGTTTTTCTGAGTCTTTAATATGAACGTAAGTAACCTCATGCTCTCCCCATTCTAAAGTATCCTCATGTTGAGTTCTTACTACATCACCAACTTGAAGATCTCCGGCTCTTTTCTGTGACCCATCAGATAATAAAATTAATGTATTTGGATCCGGACAACCTGTTATGGGTGGAGCAGCAATAATAATTGGATCTTCTTGTGGTGGTCTTGATGGTTCTTGTGGTCGTCTACGAATATCAACACGTTTTGGACTAAGATCTTCGCTGCCCGGTAGACGGGTGGTAGTAATGATATTATTTCCTCTTTCAATTACTGCAGTTCTCGTCCTAGTAGGGCTTGAGCCACTAAGTGTAGTAACTGAATCTCTAATACTAGCACTACCGAGATTTGTTAAAGTGGGGCGAGCTCTATCTTGAGAAGACCTGGATGGAACTTCTCTAGGGGATGTTGGAACAGATCTTGATGAACTTGATGGAGTTGCGCCAGTTGAAGGTCTATTAATACGTACTGCCATTTTCTATGTCTCCTTATTATAAACTACCAGTCCACTGATCGGACCAAGAATTCCATACAATGGGACTCCATCCGCCTTGAGTGTCTATTTGTTCTTTTGTAAGTTGTAATGTAGTTGAAGTCATTTCTGTAGTGATTCCCTCTACTGTTATAGGAGCTAACTGGGTTCTATCTACCCAAAAATCTGATGATGGATTCAAATCAATAATTCCTTCGTAAACTGTCACAAAATAAGGAGTTACATTTTCAATTCTTGTTGCAAATGGTTGTGATATTTCAACAACTTCTTGATAATTGAGAGTAATTACTCCTTTACCTGCACTACCAGGAATAAGTCCACTGCGTGTTACGCCAATTCCAACTAAATCATTAGCGTACTTTGCATCATAAAAGGTAAAAAATGTATCTTCACTATTTAGTAAAGTATTATCACCTAGTAATAAATCAACTTCAGTTGTGTATGGAGATGGTCTTAATTCACCTCTCTTCATGTCAATACTATTTTTGACTTCGGTCTTTTTAATTTGGAAAGTTGTAGTTTTAAAATTATCTACAAACAAACCACTCTTAAATCTATCAATGCCATTAGCATCTTTAATAGTCAATGTGGAAGTATCTTTTTCTAGTAGTGATAGTGTAGTATAATATTCTAGGTTTTTAATTCTATTTTCAAGTCTCGCGATATCTTTCATTTGATATCTTTTATTTTCAGTAAGAATAACTGAAGCACTTTGGGCGTTGCACTGATATGGGGGAATGATAATAGTAGCAACTTCTAATGCATTTTCAATTGATTCTGGAGGTAGTGGATTTTCTGATGGTTCTCCTTGTCTTACCTGAATTGTATTATCCTTAGATAGATAAATTTTATCAATTCTTCCTAAGTAATATGAGTAGTTAGAAACTAAGGAAGTATCAGATGCAATTATATTCTTTGAAGAGTTTCCAGTTGCATTAAAAGTTCTACCTAAAAATTCTAATGGTGATCGAACATTTTCGAGGACAGTATAATTATCAACTCTAGGACGCAAATCAATCACATCACCATTGTTAATATCATTGGTGAATAAAATTTCACACCAGTTATATTGTCCATAAGAATCTATGGTAGTAAGATCTCCAGTATCTGATTCCGAATACTCACTTCTTTCAAAAACGATCGTTAGTTTTTTTGATGGAGGAGTCTTATCTTTATTCAGAGAAAGAACAGAATAATCGTAAATGTAATTTTTTAAACCCTCCGAAAAAGTATAATCATCGGAGATACTATTGGAATTTGATTCCACAGAACTAATGTCTGCAGATACTCCAGACTCCAATGAAGTAATAGTTTCCCCAGATAAAAATGATTTTTCAGAAATTAAAACATAATTAATCTTATTGGAATTTACTTTACCTATGTATTTTGCCACAGCAAGACTAGTAAGTCCATAAATTTCTTCTCCGATAATTAAATCGTCAACTGTTCCATTTGCACTATTAATATCGGTTAATACAAGTGATGGTAAAACTGGATCTGATGTATTACTAGATTCAAAAACTTCATATATTTTAGATACATCTGGATAATTCAAGCAAATTTCAGAATCCTGAACTCTTGTTCCATATGGATAATTACCATAAACTAATCCATCATTTAATGTAGTAGATCCAATACCAGAACCTGGGTTTGATGATTTATTGATAGTAAGAGTTGAAATCTTAACTTTATTTTTTTGTTTTGCTTTAACTTCAGATCTCTGAATAGTTGCTATAAGCCTTGCATCAGTATTACTTCCGAGGCCAAATATAGACAGTCCTCTGTTATTATTATTGAATGAAAATTTATCTGCAGAAAGTGATTCTAATTGACCATCTTTTCTAACTAATACATAATCTTCTTCGTCAAATGGAACAAAAGCTTCATTTGATTCTAATAATGTTGGAGAAATTGTAACTGCATTTGCAGAAATCTGAACGTCAAACTCTTTTCTTACAAACAAAATAGAGTTTGTTAAATCAACTGTTGCTATGTTTTCAACTGGCAATGGTGTAAATAAACTATTGCTTAATGAACCTTTGAGAGGTGATTTTAATAAAAAGATATTATTTACATTAACTCCAGAAGAAGGTAAAGCTCCTTCACATACTCCAGGAACAGTAGTAATACCAGTGATAGCAAATGCTTTATCTGATACTGATACAACTCTTGAATATGTAAATGTAGAAATTCCCGGAACATTGTATGTTACAATATCATTGTTCTTTAATGATATATTAAAGAACACATTAGGGTCACTTGTTCTAACTGTGCTAACGCCAGCTGAGGCAGTACTAATAGAAACCGGACCAAAATCCGAAACAATAGTAGGTTTAATATCTGCAGTGAATGTATACCCGGTGCCAATAATTCCATATAAAGAACTTGCATCAGATACTCCATACTCAGTTATCGCAGTAGAAACTCTGGTATTAGTTTCGTTATCATCAAAAATTAATCTTTCTCCTACCTGGAAGTTTCCGTCAATATTATATGCAGTAATAATTCCAGAATTAGTTGCAGAGTATCTTAAAAATGCAGTTGCACCACTTGCTTTTCCTTTAATGTGGGTAGGAATTTGTAATGTAATACTTTCATTTAAAACAAATTCATTATACATCTGAATATCGTATAATGAAATATCCCATTCATTGAGATTCTTTACACTTTCATTATAAATTCCTGATTCCAATGCAAAGTCATAAACCCTTGCTAATCCAATTTCTTTTCCTGGAGCAGTAATTTGAGATGTACCAACTCTAGAATCCCTAAGACTCACTATATAAGATCCATCTACTTCTAGAGAAGGAGCACCATAAACTCTATTTAAAGTAAATGATGAACCAGTTGAAAAGTTAATGAACTGATTTTTGAGATCTTTCGTAGTTCTAGGTTTTGTAAAGTCTAGAAGTTGAGTTCCAAGACTTTCTACTTCATAACCTTGAACATATGCCTTTCCCGGAGATATTTTATAAACTCCTAGTTGTTCATTTGTCCTAAGTCCCTGGGAGGTAGTCTCTCCTGGAGAATAAATTCCATCATTACCCTTTAAATCATTTAAAGATTCTCTTACTTCAACTACAAATGGTTTTACATAATAGTTTCCAGATTCATCGTAAGTTCTTCTGGCAAACTCTTTTGCAATTTCATCATACTGAGCATTTCTATTGAGTTTTCTAAGTTCTCCACCAAGAATTCTAAAAATTTCAATGTAATTTTTATCAGATACTGAATTTATGTCATTGCGAGTAATCGGTCTTTTTGTTAGATTAGTTGTAATTCTTAATCTATCCGCACCGGGAGCCGCAAAATTAGAAAATCCTCTTGCATTATCATATAACGTAGGATCATCATCTGCAGTGATTAATTCTTCAAATATTTCAAATCCAGCACTATAAGATGGTGTAGATGTATTCCACCCTAAGATAATTTCTTGTGTTGGAACAGTTATGAAATATCCGCGAATGAAGTATACTCCCTCATTTACCGTAAGAGCAGAACCAATTACATTTGTGACTTCATTTGACGTAGTACAAAAAGCCTGCCCCGCGTTTATCTGAGATAAAGATGAAAATCCAGGAGAAACTACAAACTCAGTAAGTAAATTTTCTCCACTTTGGAATGCAGTTGATCCAGATTGAAAAGTGCAATACAAAACAGTGGATGGATTACTATCTTCACCTGCTTTTAAAATATGTACGACTCTTGCCCTAGTACCTGACCTTTCACCCACAATATCTTTGTATAATAAATTATCAATATAACTATCAACAGTGAGACCATTAAAAGTGGGATTAATTATTACTCCCGCTAGTTGGCCGTTATAATCTATGCCTCCAGGAATTACTAATGAACCCTCTTTAAAAATATGATTTCCAAAGGTTTCAATTTGATTTTGAAGTATGGACTGAAGACCAGTTAGTTCTCTTGCCTGTACTGGTTGTCCGGGTTTAAAAAGAACCTTATAAAAGTTCTTATTCGCATCAAAATCGTCAAAATAAGGAGATACGTTAAGATTAGTTTCTTGAGGCATAATTTTTTAGAATTGCAAAATAACTTTTATATCTTCTTTTTGGTTTTGAGACCTGGTTATTGATGGTCTAT